GGAAATTGCGGAGGTGCGTCATGGCCGCGCGCCCGAGGCCGGGGTGATCGTCGTCGCGGTGGCCACCCCGCGCTGCAGCTAGGCCGGGGTGGCGGCCTGGCTGACAAACGCATTGCGCGGTTTGCATTGCCGGTACAGCAGGAACTTGCCGGCCTTCTCGACGATGAACATGCCGGCGGCTCGGGCTGCAGCTTTCGCTGCCCGGATCTGGATCACATCGGTGCGGGTAAGGGCCATGACGTCCTCCGTGGATGGGTGCTAGGCGGCCAGCGCGGCGACCGACTTCAGGTCGCGGATCTCGTTGGCCAGGTTCATGAAGTGCGGATCGTTCTCGCCGTGCGTGGCGTAGCTGGCGATCAGCTCCAGGGCGATGCGCGTGTGGCGGGTGTCGGCGTTCATCAGCAGCCGGCCCAGCTCGATCGGGTTGTGGTAGTTCCACAGGTGCAGCGTCAGATCGGCGAGGCGTTCGGCCGTGCTGTAGTGGTCGAGGATCACCTCCCGGTGCCGCAGGAAGGGGCTGTCCTCGTAGCCGATGTCTTCCAGCACCTGGAGGGCGGCGGCGACATTTGTCTGCAGGTTGTCGGCGACGATCACCGCCTCGGCCTTGTCGGCCGGATCTTCCGAGAACAGCTTGCCGTTGCCGATCATGTCCAGCAGCCGCTGTGCGGAGCTAAGGACGGGCGTGAACTTCGATGTTTCCAGTAAATGCAACATGACTTTCTCCTTTAGTTGTTGCGGGTACCGGCCTGGAAAACCCAGCACTTGACCGTGGCCGGTCGATCAGGTGCATCCGGGTGCTGCTTGGATTTGTTGTAGCGGTCGTTGATCACGGAATTGACCGGCTTCACGTCGACGAACTTGCGCACGCGGCTGGTGCGCAGCAGCTTCTTCAGGTCGCGCAGCTCGGGGAGCTGCTGGCGCCGGTCGGTAGCGACGGCGACGAAGTGATTCAGGTTGATGGCGATCTCGGCGTCGCCCTTGCGGGCGTGGTTCAGCACCGGCACGTCGTCGTCGCCGTTGAGGAAGTCGTAGATGTCCCAGAACTCCTGCACCACCTGGTGGTCGGCGTTGATCGCCTCCTGCCGCTCGGCCGCCATGTCTTCGATGAAGGCGTGCGTCTGCTGGCGCTCGGCGCTGCCCAGCGGCACCACATGCACCAGCGCATCCACCAGTGCGGCGAGCTGGGCGTGGTTCTTCACGATGCGAAGATTGCGCACGCCGGCGACCTTGAGTAGCGCCTTCTCGTGCACCGGCACGCGCTCTTCGAAGGTGGCCAGCACGGACTTTTCCGCCAGCGTCGCCTTCAGCGCGAAGCCGGACAGCGCATCGACGCCGATCTGCCCCAGGGCGTCGGCCGCGGCCTTCGATTCCGGCGTGTGCGAGGCCAGGTCGAAGCTGATGTGCAGGATCCGCTGCATGATCGCGTCGGACGCCGCCACCGGCGCGTTCTGGCTGATCGTCAAGGCGCCGCGGAAGGGCGGCTCGTAGGTCTCGTTGCCGCTGTTCTTCACGCCGCGCGAATACACGCTGCGGCCGTTGTAGAGCGGCTTCAGTTCGTCCCAGTCGAAGCCCTTCTGCTTGTTGCGGTCCTCCTCGGTGCGGTCCCCCTCGATCAGCACCACCGGCAGGCCCGAGACCTGGCTGAAGTTGCGCGCCCGCGCCGCCATGGTCGACTTGCTCGGGTCGAAACCCTCGTAGTCGCTGCGGCCGACCAGGCGCCAGAGGAACTCGATCAGCGTCGACTTGCCGGCGCCCGGCTCGCCCACCAGCTCGATGAACGGGAATGACTTGTGCCGCTGGCGGATCTGTTCGGCGAACAGGCTGCCCAGCCAGAAGGCCAGCGCCGCGATGCCCTTGTGGTGGTAGCACTGCCACAGCAACCCGACCCAGTCGGTGCTGAATTCCTTGAGGTCGCTATTTATCGCAAGGTCGACCGAGCGGTTCAGGCTCTTGATCGACAGCCGGCCGATGTCGAAGAAATCCTCATCGTTGAGCGGCACCGTCTTTCCGGCCTTCACCGCCACGTCGTTGAACACCCAGGCGCCGTGGTCGCGGCTGTAGCCGATGAAATCGATGGTCTCGACCGTCTTGATGCGTGCCAGCCAGCGCTTCAGCATCGCGTCGAGCTGGTGCGCATTGCCGGTGAACACCGCGCCGGCGGCGATGCCGAGCAGGCGTTTCTTGAACTCGCTGGCGCTGGCCAGTTGCCCGCCGGTGAAGGTGTTGTTCACCGAGGGTCCGTCGTGCGGAAAGTCGATGCGAAAGTAATACCAGCTCTCGTCGGTCAGCAGATTCGCCTGGTAGTACAGCGCCGTGGGGTAGCAGTTGGCGATTTCGGTGACCGTGCCGGATTCCGTCAGCGCCAGGTCGCGTTTCTCGTCGTCGGACTTTTCCTTGTCGCCCTCGAATTGATCTCGCGCCTTGGCGTAACGCTCCAGATCGAGCTTGAACCACATCAGCTTGTTGTCGAACTCGAAGCTGAAGCTGTTCCAGCCGTGGCGCTTGTACATCAGCAGCGCCTTTTCCGGAGCCGACTCCGCCAGCAGCAGCGCGCCCTGGTAGCGGTAATCCTTGATGTCCTCCGGCTTCAGTCGCCCGCGCTGGTGCATGTCGTTCCAGTCGGGCTCCTTGCCGCCCTCCATCGGCACCATCGCCGCCGAGGCCTCCCAGCCTTCCTCGCGGCTGCGCTTGACGAACTTGCGCGTGCCCTTGCGCCCGGCGGGGCCGTCGTCGAAGGCCCACACCAGCGCCGGCCGCGGCTTGCCCTCGGCCTCGCAGCGCACCGCCAGCTCTTTCAGCGCGGCGGCTGGGTAGTTGCCGCTGCTCATCGCCGAGGCCGAGACGATGTCGTGATGCAGCAGCGCGATCACGTTGAAGATGCCCTCGACGATCCACAGCTCGGCCGGGATCTCGGAGAGCGTCGGCGGCTCCCACCACATGCCGCCGTACTTGCCGCGGAAGTTCGCCTTGCGATCGAAGCGTTCCGGCTGGTCGATCAGCCGTTCCCACCAGACGCCATCGGCCAGCGCGAAGCGCACCGTCGCCGAGCCGAGCTTCAGCTCCGGGTTGTAGTAGTTCTCCTGCTGGTACCAGCCCGCGATCTTGTCCAGGTCGAAGCCGCGCGCATCGCGCAGGTAGGCATCCGCCGCCGCGTTCGGCGCCGCCGGCGTCGCCTTGTAGCGGTCGCCCCAACTGGCGAACAGGTCGGCGTAAATCTCTTTGACATGGAACTCGACGCCGCACTTGTTGCTCCGCCCGCAGCGCAACACCCAGGGGTGCTCGGCGCTGGTGAACATTTCCTTCTTGTCGCAGGACGGGCACTTGCCCTTGGTCAGCCAGGTGCCCGAGGGCTTGAAGCCGTAGTCCCGCTCGAGGCGGGCAGTGATGTCGCTGTGCAGTTGGTGGTTCATCGAAATTTTGGCAAAAAGAGTCCTCGCATGCCGAATCCGGCATGACGGTGTAATCAGTGGAAAAAGATCAGCCGGGCTAGCGGCTTAGCTGCTGTCGAGAGCCATGGCGCGGGGGTGTGGGCAGTCCAGCGCCAGGCCGAGCTGTTTGGTATCGGGTTTGCTGTAAGCCGGCGAGCGCGGGGATAGGGGGATGAAGACCTTCGGGTTCGGCGTCATGCTCGGCGCAATGGTGCGCACCGCCGCCGTGTGCGCCACCCATGTGTGGGCGCACTCGATGTTCTGGCACTGCAGCTGGTGCTCCTGCACCGACTCACTCATTGCCCGGCTGGTGCGGATCGTCGCCAGGTGCTGGCAGTGGGGGCACTTGATGCGCATCAGGCCACCTTGCCCGGGCGCCGCAGCAGGCGGCTCATCAGGCCCAGCGCACGCTGGCCGACCGCGGCCAGACGCGACAGCTTGGCCTTGGCCGCCTCCGGCTCGCCCTTGTCGATGCCGTCCAGCATGCGCGACAACGCCACCTCGGCGTCGGCCGCGGCGGCCACCACGTTCTGGAAGTGCATCACTACCGTGCGATCTGTGTCGGGCGCGGCGGGGTCGACCCCGATGTGGACTTCGGGGTCTTCCTGCGCGCCCAGCCCCACTGGAAACAGCAGCGCATCGGCCAGCGCCAGGCGGCGCTCCGCCGGTAGCGCGGCGAGGATCGACCACACGAAATTGAACGGCAGCAGATTGCGGTCCTTGGTCGAATCGTCGAGCCAGCGGAACACGCGATCGGCGTTCACCCGCATGCGCTCGAAGCTGTCCTTCGTCGGCGGGTCGAAGGCGATCCCGGTCAGCGTGTCGAAGCCGAGTCGCCCATGCGCCTCGACGATCTGCTGCACCGCTGTTTCGCGGCTCCAGGCATTGGTCCGCCGCCAGTCCTCGACGTGCTCGCGCACCAAGGTGATCGGCGTGCGGGTCATCGCGCCCCCTTGATCTGGCTGTACCAGCCGCCGCTGAGGCTGCCGACAATGCCGACGCCGTGCCGCCACTGCCGGCTGGTCAGCAGGCCCTTGAGCAGCACGAGGGAAATGCGGCTAGGCGCCATCGCGGACCTCCGTGACGATGAACCGCTGCCACCCGCTGCAGTGGTCGGCCACGCTACAGACGCCACGTTTCATGTCCTGCTCGCGCAGCTCGATGGCTTCGGCCCAGGCTTCGGCTGGCGACCAGCCGGTATCGAACCGACGCGTTGCCTCCGGCGTGTTGAGCAGATCGGCCAGCAGCTGCATCTCGGATCGGGTGGCGCGGTTCCGCTCCATGCTGAAGTCGGTGCGCCGGGAGGGTCTGTCCGCCTGGCGCTCCATCAATACGCCACGGGTG